CATAATTATCATTTACTCACATGATAATTATGCTAATCCATTTGTTGTGGATTTCGGGGCGAATTTAAAACCTTATGGTTGGTTAATGTCGGGGTCTATTGTTCAACTTGAAGATGGCTCTTTTGTGTTTGGCGAGTACAAGTCGCACAGTTTGGAGGACGAGCAGAACAATGACCCTCGGATTATATGGAGAGTAAGCAAACCGTATAACAACATTAACAATTGGACAAAGGCGCATCAGTTTAAACACGTTTATTACGCTTCGCCAATATCTGACGAGCCCGACAATGAAATAGGTCATATTCATGCAATAATGTTCGACCATTATTCAGGTGATATGTATTGTACAACTGGCGACATAGACAGACATTGTAGGATGTGGATTTCAAGTGACTTTGGTGCAACTTGGTCGGCCGTTGATGGTGCTGTTGGACCGAGCGACCCTCCAAACGCAATTGGAGTTGGGCAAAAATGGCGTATGACATCCTCTATATTTACGGATGACGCTATGTATTGGGCAACTGACAGCTTTTTCTCATACCACAACTTGTGGAAATGTAATCGGGACGCAAGTGGACATGTTGATTTCAGCACTTTGACAAAGCTAATCAATCTTGAAATGAGCATCCAACCGGGCAATACGCAAGCGACATATAATATTGTGCTTATTCGTGAACCGTACGGATTGCTTATGCTTGACCGTACAGAGCCAAGAAATGACAACAAGCTTGACATTAGGTTCTATGATTTAAAACAGAAAGCACTTTATGTGTGTAAGACATTAGGCAGAGCTTCCGATGCGGATACATTAGAACAGTCAGGGCGGACAGGCTTACCTAATCAATTTTGGACAATGTATCAGCCTCAAAGTTTGGATTATGTCGTATGTGGTGGAGACACGGCAATTAGACCAAATGTCACAGATATTTTTAACAATTCGGCAGATAACTATGTCGGAGGGTTAAAAGTCAAAGTCATTGGGTATGGTGTGGAAAGGAATAGTAATTGATTTAAAACGGACTTTAAATCAGTTGGACAACCAGTCGAAATAGCTGGAAAGGACCTGCCTGACGCCGTCCACGGTACGGGCTGATACGCCGCGACTAACGGCAGAGGCCCGATCATGATACGATACAGGAGGCAAAATGACGGACGAGGACGTGAGCGAGGCATGAGCTGGATCGGATGGGTGATCATAGGGATCATGGGGGCCAACGCGCTTCTGATCGGCGCGCTGGCTCTCTGGTTTTGGATTGACCGGAGGAGGGGGATGCGATGAATTCGGCGACAGATCTGGAAATGATGGTGCTGCGCTGGCAGGATCAGGGCAAGAGCAGGAGCGAGATCATCTGGCTTGCTGCGCAGTTCTGCGTGGGATGGCCGTACGTGTTCGGAGCGACGGGCCAGCTGTGCTCGCCGGCGAACAGGCGGGCGAAGTACAATGCCAAGAAGGGACATGAGACCATCAAAACCGCCTGCCGGAATTTTGACGGAGACGCCGGATGCGCCGGGTGCAAATGGTATCCGGACGGGCAGAGGGTCCGGATGTTTGACTGCCAGGGATTCTGCAAGAAAACGGCTGAGCTCGCGGGCGTAACGCTCAAGGGAGCTGGCTGTACAAGCATGTGGAATGATGACAGCCTGTGGGAGACCAAGGGCGAAATCGCTGACATACCGAAGGATCAGCTGGTGTGCGTGTTTGTGGCCAAAGGCGTCAAGATGGCGCACATGGGCTGGAGCTGGGGCGGAGAGACGATCGAGTGCAGCGTGGGCGTCCAGCAGAGCAGCAAGCTCGCCGGCAAATGGACGCACTGGGCCAGGCCGAAGGGACTGGACGGCGAGGCACCGAAACCGGCAAAGGTTCCGACGCTCAGAAAAGGCAGCAGCGGACAGTATGTCATTGACCTGCAGGAGACGCTGGTCAGCCTGGGCTATGATCTGGGAAGCTATGGACCGGAGGGAAACGGGATCGATGGAAAGTACGGGAAGAGGACCGAGGATGCCGTCAAAGCTTTCCAGAAAAAGCACGGGCTGAAGGAAGACGGCATTGTGGGTGCGGAAACCTGGGCCGCTCTGGATGCGGAGATGGATCCGGAAAAGCCGGCGCTGTACAGCATCAGCATACCGCATCTGAGCTATGATCAGGCAAGCGGTCTGGCGGCAGCATATCCGGGGAGCATAGTGACAAAGGAGTGAGAAACATGAAAAAGGTTACCGAATGGCTGGCCGCGCTGGGCGGCGCGATTGCATCATTTTTCACCGGGCTGCCGCCCATTATCTGGATCCTGCTCGCCGTGATGACCCTGGACTATGTGACAGGGATCATCTGCGGCTGTATGGGCAAGAGTCCCAAGACAGAGAACGGCGGGCTCAGCAGCAGCGAGGCCTTCAAGGGGCTGCTGAAGAAGGCCTTGATTTTGCTGGTGGTACTGCTGGCGGCGCTGCTGGATAAGGCTATCAGCATGGGCACGGGGATTACATTTGAGGCTGTGGCCGGCGCTACGGCGCTATGGTTTATTGCAAGCGAAGGATTTTCCATAGTGGAAAACGCTGCGAGCATGGGCATACCGATACCGAAGATCCTGATGCAGGCGCTCGAAATCGTCAAGCAAAAGGGCGAAGGGAAAAAAGAGGAGCCGAAGACGCCGATCACCAGGACGAGGATCGGATCCGGGGAAGAAATGGTAAAGCTGCCGGAAGGGACGACGCTGGAGCGACTGAAGCAGCAGATCAGCGAACTGATCGTGGGTCCGAAATCACAGCGGGACAGAGCGATCATGCTGGCGTATCTGACAGGCGATTATACCTATGAAACGCTGGCGGAGGAGTTTGAGGTATCCGTCAGCACCGTGCAGCGGGTCATCGATCGCGGGCGCGGAAACATCTATGAATAGAAAATGAACTGAAATCGACCTGATATTGACAGGGCCTTGATCTGGAGGCCCTGTTTTTTTATGCCTAAAATCAGATCAGGAGATGAGGAAAATGTATGTGAAATGCAATCCGAATCCGCTGGGGAAGGCTGTCGGGGACTGCGTGGTACGGGCCATCGCGGTGGCTACCAGAAGGAGCTGGCGGGACGCGTACTGGGAAATATGCGAGCAGGGCGACCGGGATTGCGATATGCCAAGCAGCAATCCTGTGTGGGGCAATGTGCTGAAGCATCACGGATTCAGACAGATGATGCTGCCGGAGGCGTGCCCGGAGTGCGTGACGGTCAGGGCTTTTGCGTCCATGTATCCGGAGGGCGTGTATGTGATCGGGACGGGCAGCCATGCCGTCTGCGTCATCGAAGGGGACTGGTATGACGCATGGGACAGCGGGGACGAAGTGCCCACCTATTTCTGGGAGGAGGATGTCAGATGATCAACAGTTTCGGGCAGTTTGTGCCGGATTATCCGGGGCAGCAGTATTACCAGGATCCGGCATATATCCGGTACATGGGACAGCAGCAGGCGCAGCAGGCGAGGCCTCAGCAGAGCGGCGGGCGCAGCGTGGAGGTGGCGCCGGCAGACAGCGTGCAGGCTGCGCTGGATTTTCCGGTCGCGGCGGGGGCTACGCAGATCATCATCGGAAAGGATGACTCCTTTGTCGTGGTCAAAAGTGTCAGCGTTGCAGGACAGGTGACCGTGGATGTGTACGACAGACGGCCTCCGGAGCCGCCGGCGAAGGCGGTTGACATGGGGGAGTATGTCCGGAAGGACGAGATACGGGCCCTGGTGGCCGAGGCGATCCGGGAGGCGGATGAAAAATGAGCATCATGGACAGAATCGGAGAGCGGGGACAGGCACAGCCGGCACAGGAAGACATCAGGGCGGAAATGGGGAAAATACGCCAGGATCCGGGAGCATACCTGCAGCAGCGGGGATTCCAGATTCCGTCAGGCATGACGGATCCGCGGGAGATTACACAGCATCTGCTAAGGAGCGGACAGGTCGGGAACCAGCGCCTGCAGATGGTCATGCGGATGCTGGGGAAATAATATTACGTGCATCTTTATTTATATGAAAGATGCAGATTACATGTGATTTCTTTCGGTCGAGTGCGCATAGACCGATTGGAATAAATACACCGAAAGGAATCATGATATATGGAAAATGGCAATGGTAACAGCATGGTTATGCCTGTATCTCCGATGTACGGCGGCGGATACGGCGGCGGCAGCGGATTCTTCGGCGGGGACTGGGCGTGGATTATCCTGCTCCTCCTGATCGGCGGCAACGGCTGGGGATTCGGCGGCTTTGGCGGCGGCATGATGCCCTGGATGATGGGCGGTGCCATGAACGGTTTCGGGCTGGATTATCTGTATCCCTGGCTGAACAACAGTCAGCACATCTATGACGGATTCCGGGATCAGCAGCTGAACACCCAGATCGGTGACCTGCGGAGCGACGTGAATCGCGGATTCGGAGACGTGCAGCTGGGAATGGCCGGGATCGGCAGGCAGATCTGTGAAACCGGGAACGGCATCAGCGGAGCTGTCCGTGATGGCTTCTACAGCGCTGAGATCGCTGCAAATGGTCGGCAGATGGCTAACATGCAGCAGCTTTTCGGCATCCAGAGCAAACAGCAGGAGTGCTGCTGTGAAAACCGGGCAGCGATCGCGGACACCAAGTACACCATCGCAACAGAAGCGTGCGCGACCCGCCAGGCGAATGCGGACAACACGCAGCGGATCCTCGACAAGCTGTGCCAGCTGGAGCTGGATGGAGTACGTCGGCAGCTGGCGGACGAGCAGCGTGAAAACGCCAATCTCCGCAGCGATCTGATGTATGCCCGCGGACAGGCCAGCCAGATCGATCAGACCGCACAGATCCGCGCCGGTCAGGCCAGCACGGCCAGCCAGCTGGTGCAGGAGCTGCGGTCATGCCCGATTCCAGCTCAGCCGGTATTCGGAAATCAACCGATCTTTACCTGCAATGGGATCGGCATGAACGGCTGCGGATGCGGATGCGGCGGAAGCTTCTGAGAAATGCATTCTGCGGGGCGGAGCTTCTCTGCCCCGCATTGAGGAGGGACATGTATGGCATGTAAAAATGTATGCCGGATCTGCAGCCATCTGGCCATCAGCACGGCTGTGGCCCTGACTGACGGCAATCTGGTGATCACGCTGCCGCAGACGAGCTACCGGGACGGGGAAAAGGTGTGCATCGTGATCGCGCAGGCGATCCCTGCGGACACGCCGATCACGGCGCCTGTCGTGATTCAGATCGGGACCGGGACGGAGCTGTATCCGCTCAACACGCGGTGCTGCGCTCCTGTGACGGCCTGCGGCATCAGGACGCGGACAAAGTACGCGACCAGAGTGGTGACAAGCGCGGCTGGAGCGGTTTTCCGGATGCTCGGCAGCCCGGCTTGCTCGCCGGATTACAGCCTGGAATCCATCGATGGCACGGCTCCTGAGGCCGCTGCCGGGACTTAAGGAGGATACTATGTACGATAATATTTGCAAAAAGCTCCATAAGGAGCTTAAGCGCCTGGACGAAAAGTATGCCAGCGAAAATGTAGAGGTCAGCATGGCGGATCTGGAGGTTTTCGACAAAATCAGTCACGCGCTCAAGAGCATGGCCACTTATGAGGCCATGATCGGCGAAGAGCCGGAAGGCAGCCAGATGAGCATGGGCGGTAATTCGATGGATCGGTATTCCTACCGGCGCGGACGCGATGCTATGGGCCGGTATACCAGCCGTGACTATCGCGGAGATGTCGAGCAGGGCAGATCCGGCGGATATTACGAGCCTGTGCCGATGTATGAGCGCAGGTATTGATCCGGAGGGCCGGAAGGAGGAGCTGAAAGGCTTCTCTTTTTTTTATTAAAAAAATTGCAAAAAAGGGGGTTGACAGGCGGAGAAAATAGGTGTACACTCATATCAGATCGAGAGATCACCGGGGGAAGTCAGGGACGGGTTCAAGCCCGAAAGAATCCGAGTGACCTAAAAGGTACGGTAGGATTGCTGGAGGGAAAACCGAACAGGTTACGACTTCAAAGCGAATACGGCAAGGCCGTAGAAAGTGATTCGGATAACATCACCGAGAAGCTTCCCCCAAATTAAAGAAAACGGAGGGAAAAAACGATGAAGATCAAGGTTTACGAGATCCGGGACTTCCGGAATGAAGTGATCGATGTATATGAAGACCGGGAATACGCGATGGAAAGAGTCGAATGCTTGAATGCATTCTACGGGATCGACGATTATTGCAGATTGGTTGAGACTGAGAAAGAGGAGGAGACAGTGGAAATGAAGGTATACGTTGTTTGGATGGACGATGAACGGGAATTTGCTTCTTATAAGTGGCAGGAAGCCCAAGACCGGTATCTGCAGTTATTAAAAGGATTCGGTGAAGACCGGGTTGATGTGACCGTTGAATATGCCTGACATCGGCAGACGGGGAAAGAGGAGGAAATCACAATGGCAATGACAAAAAGGTACGTAGTGAGAACCGTGGATCTGGGCGGAGAAATCGAGCACAGCATTATGACTGGCAGAGAAATCGCGGACATCCTTGATTACATCGACGAGAGCGGGCATGATATGTACGAGGACATGAAGGTTTTCGACATCGAGAACGGGTACAAAGCACTCAAGGATCCGATTTACGTGTATGACGAGAATTGACAGAGCCTGACACCGGCAGACGGGGCCTCCACCGGAGACCTCGTAGCCGCTGCCAGACAGCGGAGAAAGAGGAGGGAATCACAATGGCTAAGGTTTTTAGTTTCGAAGCTGGTCAGGGGAATCACTTCGGTGGTGATGTCAACTACATGCTGTATCAGGATGACAGCTGCAAGCTCTATGCGGAAGTCGCTGTGCCGGAGGAGGCCAGCGAGGACTATGGGTACCTGGCAATGAAAAAAGCGCTCCTGCCTCTGGCACTTAAGCACGGCATCGGCTTTGCTTATGATGGGCAGGATGACGCTCTGGCGGAAGATGCGAATGATGGCGATGTGTACATGGATACGTGGGAAGAGGAAGCCGATGACGAGTAATGCACAGCTGGCCGCGCAGAAGCGGTACGACGAAAAAAACACCCGGCAGATCAAGATGAAGCTGAACCGGGTGACGGATAAGGAAATCATTGATTGGCTCGATCAGCAGGAAAACAAACAGGGCTACCTCAAGAGACTGATCGAGAAAGACATGCGCGAATCCGACTGAAGATTCTTTTGATCGTGTGTTCTACGTGATGTCGCGGTTCATCTCCACTATACGTAGAACACACGAACCTCACTTTGAAGGAATCGTCTGATACGATGACCTTCGAGACTGCCGCCTGGATGCGGGCCTTCTGCTCCTCAGGCGGCAGTTTTTCTATGTCCGCGGCCTCACGGATCCGCCTGGCCAACTGGGCGGGATCGTAACGGGAATAGGTTCGGGTGCTGGTATTCAGCCGGGACTTAAGCTCCTTTTCCTCTCGGTCCAGCGCGTGCAGATCATCGTAGGCGCTGGCGGGCGGGGTATCTGTGGATTTGATCAGGCTCAGGATCCGAGAGGCCTGCCGGCGGATCTCGAGCAGCCGGGTCCGGATCGGGACGGTGACGGCATTATCCTCTTCCTCGTCGTGGGCGATGTAATCGTTGACGATGGCACAGGCCCGGTTGATCAGATCATCATCGGAGGCCATGTAGAGGAGGGACTGAGCGACGGCGGACAGGACGTGCTCCATGCGGGCAGATTTCACGCAGCGGGAGGAGCAGGTGTAGTAGCGCTCGACTTCTCCGGACCGCGTTTTTCCGCCATGACGGACGTGCATCTGCTTTCCGCAGACGGCGCAGTAAACCAGACCGGCGAGCGGGTAAACCGTTTTAGATCTGTAGGACGCGTGGTAGGTGATGTTCTCGTTCCGGATCGCGCAGACGCGCTGCCATTCATCCTCTGTCAGGATAGCCGGGACGCCTCCGGGGACGCGGATCGTCTCCGGGGAGGTGATCCTGTGGCGAGGATCCTCGCCCATGCGGCGGACGTAGGTGCCGGCGTAGATTTCGTTGCCAAGCATAACATTCAAATGCTGCTTGGAAAAGAGCTTGTCACGGTGCAGATAAGCCAGGATCTCAGGGTCGTTCATGTGACACAGCATGGCGTGATAACCGCTGTGGGAAAGGTAGAGATCGAAAACCTTCCGGGCCACAGGGCCGGTGACCGGATCGATCTGGTAATGCTTAGTATCGTCGATCGCGTAGCCGAAGGGAATATGGCCGCCGAGATATTTACAGTCATGGGCCAGGTGCTTGTGGGACATGACAACGCGGTCGCTGTCCTGCTCACGCTCCAGCTGGGCGAAGCTGGCCAGCAGATTGAGCATCATCCTGCCGGAGGGCGTAGAGGTGTCGATGGACTCCGTCACGGAGACCAGGGTGGCGCCGGCGGGGGCGAAGACGTCTTCGATCATGGTCAGAGTATCGCGCAGCGAGCGGGACAGCCTGTCCAGTTTCCACACGACAACGGACGTGACGGATCCGGACGTGATGGAGGAGAGCAGGCGGCGGAGGGCAGGCCTGTTTGTGTTCTTGCCAGAAAAGCCGGCGTCCTCAAAAATCTCGATTTTATCCTGGCGCATGGCGGCGTATCCGTGCAAGATCTCGCGCTGGGCGTCGATGGAGATGCCGTGCGCGGCCTGTTCATCAGAGGATACGCGGCAGTAACCAAAAATCATTTCCTGTCATCCTCCTTTTTGATGAAATCAGTATAGATCAGCAGCAGGCCAGATCCGATCGTCAGGACGGGCAAGAAAAGGATCGTGGGGATGTAGAAAAGCAGCGGGACGAGGCCGTCTTTGAAGCCGGTTGAAAACAGACCGCTCAGAAGGGAATACAGGAAGATGACGCCGAAAGCGATCAGCGCCAGAGAGAGGATCAGGTGGCAGAGTTTCTTCTTCATTGTGGGACCTCCTTCGGGAACATCTTACCGGCGATGTCGATCTGCTGGGCCAGATACTCCTTGCCGTCAGGAGACAGATCGCGGTACCGGATCAGCAGATCGCGCTCGTCCATGGTCAGGCTGCCTGAATCGAGCTGGACGATGCGCTGCACATAATCGTCATAGGGAGTAACGCCATCGATATCGTCAAGCAGGTACACGGGAGAGCAGCCAAGCGCGCGGGCCAGGTTCTGGATGGTATCGCGCTTCAGATTGACAACCAGACCGGTTTCATATTTATTGATGGCTGCCTTCTGGACGCCGATGCGGTCACCGAGATCCTCCTGAGTCCAGCCTTTGGCCTTGCGAAGCATTCTGATTTTTTCGCCTGTTGTCATATGTATCACCCCTGATATGAGTGTATCACAACATTTCTTGCATAACAAGAGAGAAATATCTTGACACGATAAACAGACGCGGCTATAATGGTATCTGATTCAGATACATATAAAAAAAGGAGGTGATAAGATGAACGGCAACGAGCTGAAAATCGAGATCATAAAGCACAAGGACAAGCAGAAAGATCTGGCGGAGGCGCTGGGCATCAACCCGTCCAACATGAGCAAGAAAATCCTTGGTCAGGTACCTTTCTTTGCGGACGAGATGAACGCTATCAGAAAGAGATACAGCCTGACGGACAGGCGGATGATGGAAATTTTTTTTGATGAAGAAGTATCTGAATCAGATACGGAGGAACAGCG